TAGCACTTCTAGAAATTATTCTCAGTCAACATCAATAAGATTTTACGGTCAAAAAGAGAGGGGGATTGCTCCCCCTCTCTCCTTTGCTTTACCTACTAACTTCTTCTTAGAAGAACGATAGCGTACCAGTGTCGATACCGACCTGCGATAGGTAGTCAGCAGCGTTACCTAGGGAGTTAGCCGTGTTGGATAGCTCCTGATAGCCGTAACGTGTCATGAAGCTTACTACTGGCTCGAAGGTTGTTGGATCCATTACTGGTCCGGTGCTCATTAGAGGAATGTATGGGCAATAGAATGCCGCTGCATCTGTCTCTGTTGGGCCCTTATAGCCTAGTAGAACTGCTGTGTTGTCTGCTGCATACTGGTCAACGTAGACCTTCATGCTACCATTTAGAACACCAACTAGCTTGGTGTTGGTTGGTGCTTCGAACGTACCTTCAGTCGTACGAGCAAACGAGGATGTCGTTGCACTCTGTAGGATTGTTAGTGTGTTCGGAGAAACAACCGCCCAGTTAGCTGCGCCACGACGTGTGCGTGCTGCAACTAGGTTGGACTGCTGGTTGATCATGATGGCTAGAGCAGCGTGCTCATCACCGACGTATGTTGCTGTACCGGAAACTGCGCTCTGGTCGAACGTAGTTGGTGCTGGACCAGCTAGAACACGCAGGTTGTTTAGCATCTCCTGATCGATTTCAACTGTGATCTCTTGGGCTAGTGCCTGCATGATCTCAGCTTCAATGTCGATGCCGTGTACTGCCGAAGCGTCCTGTGCAGCCTCAAATGTCCAGCGAGCCGATAGCTTACGCGACTTGGCTTCTACTGTTTCCTTGAGGATCTGGATGCTTAGGCGATTACCTGGCTGTCCTTCTAGGGTTGCTGTACCAGCTGCTGCTGGTGCTGCTGGGTCCTCGTTACCTGCGTATGCGCGGGCAATGTCGAACGGTCCTAGTGCTTCTGTACCTGCTGCTACGCCTGCTGCGGTATCGGCATAACGAACACGAAGTGTGTGGATCTGACCTACAGGGCCAGTCATTGGCTGTACGCCAAGGATTTCGTTAGCGATAACCGTCGGCATAACACGACGGATTAGAGGTAGCATTACCTTGTTTAGGGTAGCAATGTTACCTGCTCCTGTTGCGCCGGTGGATGCCGACTCTGTTAAGTGCTTGCGGGTGTTCTCTAGAACCACACCAAGCGAATCACGGCGGGAACCGGTTAGACCTTCTAGTAGAGCTTCCTTAGTTGCCGCCCACTTGCTTTCAAATAGCTTATTTGCCATTTCCTTATCTCCTTTTCTTTGTTTACTTGATTCCAGCCATTTTTCTTAGCTGTTGGATTTCTGCAATGACATCGCTGTCGTCTTGCTGTTGGGCAGCATTCGCCCTCTTATCACCTGTCCGTTCAGAAATTACTTGCTTTTCAGAAGGCTTCGAGCCTTCTACAAGCGTTTTCTTACGTGGGTGTCGGTGTGTGTTTTCGTTCAATACTGCTGGTAGATACTTCTTATAGCTCTCGTCCAGCTTCTCTGTCTTTACTGTCTCCAGTAATTCTTCCATCACTGCTCTGTGCTTCTTACCAAGCGGACCCAATAGCTCGGACATTTTGCTCTGTCGAGTTAGACGATCCTTAGCTGCGCGTAGCTTTAGCTCGGCTTGCTCATTGAGCTGCTTCTGCTTCGCTAGTGCAACTTTCTGCTCATCAAGCTTTGCAACCAGTGCCTTCATCTCCTTCGATAGCTTACTTACTTCACCACCCTCATTGAGGTATGATGTCATATATTCGCTAGCGAATGCTTCAAAGATACGACGACCAAAGTCGTTATTGCGTGCTTCCATAATATCCTTACGGAAAGACTTGATCTCTGAACGAAGAGCTGTATTAATATTCTCCTCGATGACTGCTGCTGCTTTCTTGATAAACTTCTGCTTAGTTTCTACGAGTTCACGCTTGCCTTCTCTAACAAGCTTGACACGCTGTTCGGATAGAGCTTTCTTATCGGAATGGAATTCACGTACTTCTTCAGATAACTGCTTTAGTACGAAATCTTCCAGCTTGTGTACGTTACTGGACATCTTAACACGGTCTTCGCGAAGTTCTCTAACTTCCTTCGCCAACGCTTCTGTAATGAAACGCTCTAGTGTCTTGACGTTTTCTGCAACGCGAGCACGATATTTAACTCTTTCTTCAACTAGTGCCTTCTTGTCTGCGGCAAATTCGGACATTTCAGCGCGGACTTTGTCGGATAGAAACTTGTCCATCGACTCAACCATCACCGCCTTATCATGCTCAAACTTTTGTGCAAACTCTTCACGAAGCTCGGCAGTAAGTTCTTCCCTAGCCTCAGCAAGGCGTGAGTTCCACGCTTCCTGAATAGACTGCGTCGCCTCTTCGGAGAGGTTCAGCTTCTCAGCTAGGATATCTTCGAACTTTTTCATGTGTAGTTCTCCTTATATCTTTAGGTCTTTAATCAACTTGACGATATCCTTCGCCAAATATCTCTGCGCGACTTCATCGTGTGTGGCATCGGCTGCTAGATCATACATAGTCTGTCCACCGCGCATATTGAATAAACTCTCATAAATGGTCTTTGGAAATGCATTTGGTGCTGATGGTTGTGCCACGATATCTACTGTAACAATTTCGAAATCGCTAACATTACCATCATTACCTACATTACCGGAACCTCGAGAGCTTACGCCAAGCTTGGCGCCAGCTTCTAATAGTGTCTTGACAATGTTGCCTGTGGGTGTTGTAATAATCTTCAGCTTACCATGTCCATCCGCACTCTCCATCCACATGTCTTGAATGATGTGACTCACTCGGTCCAAGTTAATAGAAAGCTCTTCTGGATGATCCAATTCACCTAGCACAGTCTCACCTTTCTTAATCCTATCATTAATATGCGTTACCGCAGAATTGATTTCATTAATTGGGTAGACTCGCTGGTTTTGGTTCTTTACATTACCTTGAATGAAAATTCCCTTCATATAAAGGTCCTTTCCATCGTTGGCACGTTCTAAGACAATGTTTGCCTTATCGAACGACATGTATTCATATAGCTTATTAGTCATTAAATAGCCTCCACACCGAAGCGATAATTACTCACCAGTTGGGTTACCCTTCGAGCCCAATGTGCTCTTAGTATTTACGGAACCCATCTTCGAACCCTTGCCGGTGCCGGTGAACTTGCCGTCACCCTTCATCTCACCAGCATCTTTCTTCTTAGGTTCTACATTGAGGTTGTCACTTGGTGTGTGTTCTTTACCCTGACCAGCCTTCATGCCCTTCTCGTCTCCGCCCTTGCCGATTTCGTGTGCCGAGGCACCGTGATCTGCCTTGCGAGGAGCCTTTGTGAACATGCTCTCCTTGCCAGTTGCTCCAGTCTTGGAATTCTTACCTGTTCCTGCTAGACGACCTTCCTGATTCTGGACGGCTGGGACTTCGTCCTGTAGCTTGGTTGCTTCGCCGAGGCCTTCGTAGTCCTCTTCTTCGAAGTCGCTACCTTCTTCGTCACCGAAATCGCCACCAAAGTCTTCGTCCCCGAATCCTTCGCTGTCCATTTCTTCATCGCCCATCTCCTCGTCACCGAGGCCTTCTTCATCGCCCATTAGACGATCGAACTCTGCCTGTAGCTGTGCTAGGGCATCCTCAACGTCTTCTAGACGGTCTTCAACTTCTTCTTCTTCCTCACCTTCGTCTTCATCTTCTTCAGACTCAGACTCATCGCCACTGTCGAAGTCGTCTTCTCCAGTTTCGGCATCTTCTACTTCTTCCTTATCAGCTTCGATTTCATCAGCGAAATCTTCCTTCTCATCACCGCCAAAGTCTTCTTCGACAAGTTCTTCATATGCAGAACGAGCCTTTTCGACCATTACGGAGTGTAGAAGGTTAGAAGCTGCTTCATGCTCTTCATTCAAGAGTAGGTCTAAGACCTGTTCAAGCTTCTGGCTATGGGACATTTTTTCACTCTCCTTTATAAAAGTTAATAGGTCTACGCAAAGTGTAGTATTACACCTTTATTTATAAAGAGCTAATAAAATGGTGGGAAAACCAGGCAAAAACCGACGTTTTTTGCCTTTTAGAATATTTAGCAGACTAAATCCTGCTATTAAAACGCATTAAAATCCAGGCATGTCTCCTTCATCGTCCTCTTGCGAACCATACATAGACTGAACAAACTCTTTATGAGCCGCTGTTTCTAGCTTACGCATTTCTTTAACTTTCCGTATCTTATTAAGATGTCGTAAAGTCAATCGAGGGCGCCTGGTATCGCCCATTTCTCTTGATACGGAATCATCGTCTTCGGGGAAGTAATATTCAAGTAGAGTATTTTTCTTGTTGCTCATATTTTTATTTATCTCTTATTCAATACCTTCGCCTTCTTCGCCGCCAGCTTCTTCGCCACCTTCTTCACCGCCTTCTTCACCGCCCAATTCTTCTTCACCTCCTAGATCGCCAGCGTCTAGGTCAAGATCAGTTGGTGGTGAGATCCCAGCACTTCTCATATCAGCGGAAGCATTTTCATCCTGCGTTAGATGTTTCTTACCCTTTTCTTCTCTCCAAAGTCTTTCATTCTCAGCGATCTCATCTTCTGATAATCCGAGATACCTTTTGAGAGCAAACCTCTTACTAATAAACTCAACATCTTTCACCTGTGTAAATAGGTTCATATAAGAACTATCAATCTCCATCTGCCGATACTCAGAGAAATTCTGCGGCGCTACGAAAGCAAGATCAAAGATTGCCGAATCAATCTCGATGCCGTTGTATTTTAAATAAAGTTTAAACTCTTCATTTAGTTTCTCAATCATTAATCTTTGGTACCGTTCACAGACTCTTGCGAAGCGAAATTCCTGAATCATTGCAGCACCGACTCTACCATCACTATAGGTATTTGTGCCATCTTCAGGACCTGTCGGTAGGTAACCTGACGGTACACCGAGGCCTCTAAGCATCTTATTATTGAAATATCTAAGATCATCAATCTGACCAAGGTTTTCGCCGCCAGGGAGCGTATTTACGTCTGATCCTCGTCCGTCTGCTGTGACAGCAAAGAAATAATCTTCCAGCATGGACATTGGATTGTATGCGCTATCGACCATGCTTTGGCCGCCGCCTGTTCGCGATGGGATGCGCTTCTGCTGCACCTCATAGCGAACGCGGTTGAGGTACTCTGCCGCCTTGTTCGGTGGCATCGTACCAACGTCGATCTTGAAGATGCGACGTTCTGGAGCACGATGGACGCGATAGATAAGAATGGCGTCTTCCAGTAGCTCCTTCTGTTTGTACACCTTAAACACGGACTCAAGCACGCTAATGCCAAAGGGCCACGCATTGTTCATACCTTCTGACAGGGAAAGGTGAACCACATGATTCGCGTCGACAGGAAACGCTTGGCTTGTTGAATCTAGCCCACCTTGTGAGCTTATGTGTGGAGTTGCGGACCCAGTGGCATAGTTCGCTTGGCCCGTGTAAGGTGCGTTCGGAAAAATTGTATCTTGAGCATTATAGCCCATTTCAGATTTGCGGACAACATTCGTTGCCACTGATGCCTGCATGTTCAGATCCAAATCACGAATGTAATAAACCTCAATCTTCTTACCTTCACTCTCGTTGACTAGTACCTTATCTACCGTCGACGGGTCTACCCAGTAAAGCTTATATGTCTCAGGGT